GCACAGGGCAATGATTTGCATGTGATTATACGGGTGGCTTGGGATGACCCGGCGGACAATCCTGATTGATGCCCACCCGCATCCGGGACAGCAGACGATCCACCAGCACCCAGCGCGATTCAAAGTGTTGGCTGCCGGCCGTCGCTGGGGCAAGACACGGCTAGGCGTGCATGAATGCCTGGACGTTGCAGCGCATGGCGGGCGCGCCTGGTGGGTAGCGCCGAATTACAAAATGTCAGAGGTCGGCTGGCGGCCACTACGCATGATGGGCAACAAGATAGGCGCTGAAGTGCGGCGCGCAGACCGGCAGGTCATACTACCGAACGGCGGGGATGTAACGGTTCGCAGCGCAGACCATCCCGACACGCTACGCGGTGAGGGACTTGATTTCGTTGTTCTGGACGAATGCGCGTTCATTGGCGAAAGTGCATGGACAGAGGCATTGCGACCATCATTATCAGACCGGCAGGGACGGGCTATGTTTATTAGCACACCGAAAGGTCGTAACTGGTTCTGGCGTCTGTGGCAGCGTGGACATGCTGATGGCGGTGAATGGGCATCATGGCAATTGCCAACTCGTGACAATCCGTATATTGCACTAAGTGAAATTGAGGCGGCACGCCAATCATTGCCAGAACTTACGTTCGAACAGGAATATGAAGCTGTATTTCTAGAGTCCGAGGGCAGCGTATTCCGCAACATTCCCACCAACATGATAGCGCCCTCCACATCGCCGGCAGAGCACGAGGGACACAACATCGTCACGGGCGTGGACTGGGGCAAGCAGCAAGACTTTACGGCCATCAGCGTGGGGTGCATAGATTGCCAGTGCGAGGTAGCGCGGGACAGGTTCAACAAAATCGACTACCATTTCCAGCGGGCGCGGCTAATGGCATTGTGCGAGCAGTGGCATCCGACAGCTATCAATGTGGAGAGCAACAGCATCGGAATGCCGAATTTTGAGGAGCTTCAGCGGGAAGGTCTGCCGGTGTACGCATTTGAGACGACGGCCAAAAGCAAGCCGCGGCTGATCGAGAATCTCGCGCTATCACTGGAGAAAGCTGAATTTGCGTTTCAGCCCGATCCAGTATGGACGGCTGAACTGGAAGCATACGAGCGCGCCGTGTCTCCAGTGACGGGACGCAGTAGCTACAGTGCGCCTGAAGGGATGCACGATGATACCATAATGGCTCGTGCACTGATGCTCTGGCAGGCCACTAACGTACCGTGGCTAATTTAGAGGTGACTATGGCGGATACGATGCACTATCGGCTAATCGACGGAAGCAGCGTGAAGGCGATTCCAATGAATGCGCTTCCACCGGAAGCATGGAATCCGCCCGATCTGGACGGCAACGATTCTGAGATTGACAAGCTGGCAGCCAAAGTTGCGTTCATGTTCCGCTGCATCGAAGTGCGCTCATCCGCATTAGAATCCGTGCCGTGGGTCGTAATGCGCGGCGAGACTGAGGTTTGGACTAGTGATGAAACAGACCAGCCAACAGGCTTGCAGTATCAGTGGTTGCCGACCGTAACAGACCAGCTAGGCCGCATTGAGGAAGCTTTGGTGATAGGTTCTAAGGCATATTTGTTCAAGGCGCGTAACAGAATGCGCCTCCTCGAATTGCAGTGGCTTACCCCATTCACCATGACGCCGGTATGGTCTAAGGATGAGCCGGTTATTTTGCGTTATGAACGTAGGATAGGACGAGATAGGCCGCCCATCAACTTTGAGCCGGACGAAGTAGTATACATCTGGTTACTCGGTCAGCACGAGACTGAGCCGAAATCATCTCCGATCAAAGCGGCAATGAGTGCGGCTGGCGTACTGTTCAACGTTGACGAATTTGCCAAACAGTTTTTCGGGCGCGGCGCAATCAAGGCGACCATCCTAGCAGTGCCGCAGAATACGCAACCGAAGGACAAGAAGGAACTGGAATCATGGTTCCAGCGAGCCATGACAGGTATCAGCAAGGCATGGTCAAGCAAGGCCATCAACGCAGATGCCGTAACTGCGATTCCGATTGGCGAGGGATTGGAATCGCTTGCGAATAACAATCTGACCGAGGCCATGCGCGAGGACATAGCCACGGCAATGGGTGTACCGCACTCCCTTGTATTGAGCAATGCTGCTAACTATGCAACGGCAGAGGTCGACGAACAGGGTTTCTACGACCGGACGGTGCTGCCGGAATGCAAACGCATACAGAACGCACTCAACGAGCAACTGTTCCGGCCTGAAGGATTGCGCCTAGTATTCCGCCCGGAACAAATGAGTATCTATCAGGAAGATGAAGAACAGCGGGCGACTGCATTGCTTCAGTATGTGCAAGCTGGAATGCCATTGAATGTAGCAGTACAAGTGCTTGGCATTGACCTGCCTGACGATGCAGTTACAGCATTATCGGCATCGCCGCCCGTAGCGCCTGAGCAGCCGAATCAGGAACGGGAGGAGGAGGCAGCGCGTTTCAGGCGATGGGCGCAGCGGCGCATGAATAGCAAGTCGTTTGCCCCGGCGCAGTTCGAGAGCAACATCCTGAGTGACGATGACAAAACAGCAATTGTAGCCGGGCTGAGGGGGGACGGCGCTGCCGTGGATGCGCCCTTTCCCGCACTTGCTTGGACCGATTATCCATGATGCACAGAAGACAGTGGAGCTGCGACTCGATCCGAATGACGATGAAGCTGAACAGAAAATCCGTATGGAGTTGGAGCGCAAGACCGCAAGAGAATTGCGAGCAATTTTGAACCGGATTAATGGTGATTTTCGAGAATACTATCCGGAAGAGATGGAAGCTGACATGATGCGGGCTATGCAGATATATCGCAGAGCCTATGACAACAACCGGCAGAAATTGCACGGCGCTTTGAGTCGCGCATTGACAGCAGGCGTCGATCTAGGCGTACAGGTAGCAATAGACCAGTTTGAGAATATCGGGTTTGGATTCGACTGGACAATGACCAACACACGGGCGCGAGACTGGGCCGCGCAACATGCCGGTGAACTTATTCAGCAGATTGATACCTCGACGCGTGAAATGGTACAGCAGTCTGTGAGCCGGTGGATTGACGCACGGGAACCCATACAGCGATTGATTGATGATTTGAAACAAGTTCCATTCAGTGAGCGGAGAGCGCAGCTTATCGCCCAGACCGAGGTAACGGATGCATACACGCAAGGTACAGTTATGTCCTATATGGATTCCGGTTTGGTGGCCGGGCCTCCGAAATACAGACCGCCGCGCGATTCGCATCCCGGCTGCCGCTGTTGGCTGTCGCTGATTCAGGACAGCAAGGGCGAATGGTCGTATGTATGGCGCACATCTGAAGATGAGCGGGTATGCCCTATTTGTCGCCAGTTTGCGAACCGCAAGATTCCGGTAGTGTCATAATGCCATACGAAATCGAAGGACTAGATGAACTGTATACGAGGTTAGGCTCGGTACGGGGTAATAAGGTGCTGACCAAGCCGATGCACGAATCAGTTACATACGTCGAAAATGCAATGAAGGTCTATCCGCCGCAACGTCCAAACAGTACATATATTCGAGGATATGGCTTTGCTGGCGGGCCGCGTACCTCAGAACAACTTGGCAAGAGCTGGACAACGAAAGTAACGCATTCTGCCAGCGGCGTGCAGGGAATAGTTGGCAACGATACGAGTTACGGGCCACACGTGCAGTCTGATAGGTATCAGGCATGGATACATCGAGGCAGATGGCAGACCGACAAACAAGTGATTGAGGGCAATCTGATTCAGAGGCAGATCAAGAATGCATTCAAGAAGGCCGTAGACAAGGCACTGGCAGGATGACAACGGATGGATATGTCGTGATCCGCCATCCAGTGACGGGCCGATTCATCTGTAAAATTGATTTCGTTCGTGATATAATGTATGTGGTGGATCGCAACAAGGAGGCCATCATCGACCTGTCACAGACACGGACCAGTGAGAACGGCAGAGTACGGGAAACCGATACCGGCGGATTATTCATAACGGGAATTGAGCGAGGGCAGGATAAGTAGCTAGCACGACAACCGCATACTGAGCGCGCAGTATAGAGCGCACTAGCCAAAACGCAAGAGCGTGGCGACTGGTGCGCTTTTTGTATTTGGGGGAAATCATGCCGTGGCATATTGAGAAAAATAATGAAGAGTGTGCGAAGGGAGAATATGCTGTCGTGAAAGACGACGATGGTGAAGTGGAAGGATGTCATGAGACGCGCAAAAAAGCCGAGAAACAATTAGCTGCATTGTATGCAAATGAAGCAAACAAAATGGACGTGCCCGGCAAGAGCTTGACAACCGCGGTCGCAATCAAGGCCAAGACGGATGACTCTGTGACCATTGCAGGATACGGTGTCATATTTGGCGGCGTAGACCTAGAAGGCGAGACGTTTGAGCCGGATACGGACTTTATGCTCGACCTTGTACCGCAGAAGTTAGTGCTGTACGACCACGGCGCACAACTGAAGCACATTATCGGCAAGGCGTCTGTTGTAGAACCTGACGAATTCGGGTTATGGGTAGAGGCGGAATTAGACCGCCATGCAGAATACGTGGCGCAGATAGAGGAACTTGTAAAAAAAGGCGCGCTGGGCTGGTCTAGCGGCTCCGTCGGCCATCTGGCAAGGCGGAACGGCAAGAGCATCGAGACGTGGCCGATTGTGGAATTTTCGCTAACGCCGACACCAGCAGAACCGCGGACGCTGGGCGTCGAGGTTATAAAGAGCTTGGCGGAAGTTGATAAACAATTTGCGGCATTGCTGCCAGAGGAGTCGGGGGACGGCTCGGAACAGGATGCAGCGGATGCGAAGGCGACCGCACTAAGACTAATATTGGATCTACTGGAGATGGAGGAATAGACATGGACAGGAAGGAGCTAATCGAGAAAGCGCGCAAAGCGATTGACGCGGGCAATCTTGAAGAGGCGAGCAAACTGACCGAACAGGTTAAGGCGCTTAAAGCTTTGGAAGACCTAGAGCCACAAGAGCCGGAACCCGACGACGCTACGAAAGCGATGCAAGACGAGCTGGAGGCGCTGAAAGCTATTGTCAATGCACCGGCTTCCAAAAAGGCGGGCAACCTGACGGTCACGGAAGACGAGAGAGACATAGCAAACAAGCGCAATCCGTACGGGGGCATCGGTGAGTTTCTGATGGACGTGAAGGCGGCCACAGAAGGTGTCACGGATGAGCGGTTGTACGCGTTGCGCTCTAACGACCAGGCGAATGAGTACGGATTCTCACTTGCCGGCGCGATGGGCGATGCGTTCGTGGGCAGTCTGCCCGCAGTAAAGGCGGCGAAGGCA